TGACCAAGCATCATGAACAAGGGGAGCAGCTGCACGAGTTGCAACATTCTTTGCAAACTCTGAGGATGTCATAAGCTCACGGTCACGCTGCAGCTGGGCTCTCTCCTCAGCAAGCTGTGCCTTAAGCTCGGCAATTTCCTGCGTCTTTGTGGTGTAGCTTGCACGCAGGTTACCAAGAAGCTTTCGCCCATTCTCTGGGAGGTGCTCAAGGATCTTCTTGTAATCAGGCAGTCCCTTGTGGCCGCCCTTCAGATCGGGATGGTCGTTGTATTCTTCCCCAACAAGCTCATCAAGAGACATATCAACATCATCGGCAATATCAACAGTGCCCGTTGCTTCAACAAGGGGCGTAGTGTCAGCTTCCATTTTTACATTCTTCCTTTGAATAGTTTATCAGTATCGAGAGGAGCGGCTTCTTCCGGGCTCTCCTCCTCAGTCATCTCTTCAGCACCAGTCTTCATCACTTTACGCAGCAGGAACTTCTTCATCTTGGGAGAAGAAGCAGCCATGCCAATGCGACCAGCCAAGGACTGCAGACCGTTGTCATCAGTGACAGTCATTAGATCAACGGTCGCATCTGGGGGCAGGATGTCAGCGTCAACTGCATCACCAATTGCTTTGCCAAACATGCTGAGGAGACGAACAAACTCAGCGGGCAAAGTCGTCAAGGGCTCGATGCCAGTAAACTTAGGATACTTGTCATCAATGCCAAAAAGAGGAGCAAGCTTGTTGCTTGCATCAACAAGAACATTGAGTCCCTTAGGAGTGAAGCGGCCCTTCGGAGAAGCAGCAGCGTAATTCTCATCCTCAATTTCCTCGACATCGCCTGCACGGCGCATCGCAGTCTCTTTCATCTTCTCAAGGTCCTGGCTTTCCATAGGCGTCATTTTGTCTCCAATAGTAATAGTGATCATCCGTTCTCCGCAGCATCATGGGCAGCTGCTTGCTCTAACATCTCATGTGCTGGGAATGTTTCCGAAACAGCTCGGACTTTGTCCCCTCCAAAAGCCTTCAGGTTGCTACGATAAGCTGCAGCAGTGGCATCCAACTTATCACGGTCAGCCTTCGCATCATTCATGTACTGATCGTAGAAGCTGTCGCCTCCAAGATCCTTCTCATTGACGAAGCCACGACTGTTCATGATGGTCTCTTCTTCTCTTTTAGAGGAGACCTGCCGACCGGCTGAATAGGAGTAGAAGCCGTTGTTGCTGAGACCTGCATTCCAGCCCGAGTTCCAAAGAGTTCCAGTTCGAGCAGGCGCTGAAAGCAGAACCTTAGACAGTTGACTACACTTCGGGCAAGGCATATCAGTGATTGAAACGTGGACAAGGTCTTCAAACGAACCATGTTGTGGACAGTGAAAGTCACGAAGTGGCATGAATATCCTTGTGACACGGTTTGCAGAGCGTCACTCCATTAAATAGTACGGTCGCGAGATCTGGGAACTTTGATTTAGGAATAACATGATGTGCATCGACATCTCTCTTTCCAGGAGTTCCTTGATATCCACACTCAGCGCAGCAGTATCCGTCACGCTCTTTGACAAGACGAGTCCAACGAGGAAGACCTGGAAACTTGCGGTTGAGTATGTCGCCGTTGCCGCCCTTTGCAAGGCTTATCTTGTTACGATCGGCAAGAGAACAAGTTTGTCCTTTGTTCCATGGAATCTTACCAATCCGTTTGAGACTGCCTGCACAACTATTACAACGTGGTGCAGTCTGCTGAAGATTTGTCTTTGATTTACCGCAGTCAACGCATGAAGCATATCTTGTATTAACAGCTGGATTCCTTAGACTTGCCGCACAACTTCCACACCGCGCGCTACGTTGCTGACGCATAGTCTTCTCCACTCCACAATCGGTGCAAGCGTCATACTTCATAAGCAATTATACTCCGCCAATCACGGTTGGTGTAGTTGCTGTAGCATCTGAAGGTAATGAAGTTGATTCAATGGCTGGAGTTGCAGGGGCTTCTTCCTCTATTAAGAAAGATTCTGGGAGGTTGAACAACCTGACAATCTCTTCTTTGATCTTGCTGACAGGAACACCAAGAGAGGGCAAGATAGGCGCAAGCTGCATCAACTGCTGCTTCTGCAGGACTTCTGACATTGGAGTCCCACCACCGTCAGTGATGTAGATGGCCCAATTCGCGTCCAACTTTTCAGTGGAGACCACCTTAGCACCATCTGGAGTGGCAACAACGAACTTGTCGCTGTCCTCGATGAGTGGAATGAGCATCCGGATGTAGAGCAGGACCGCAGCTTCAATGGCACCATCACGGTCACGTGCAAGTTTTCCAAGCTCACCTGCCGTATACTGCATCAACGCACTGATTTCGGTGGCCGTTGCCTTACTGGCCTCACCACGTGTAAAGCCAGCAGTGAGTGAAGACTTTGCTAAGTCAGCTTCGATGTAGTTGAGGTAGTTGCCGTGGTTGCTGGAGAGTGGAACAACTGGGACAACATCGATGAGACCACCAATGCTGTCAGCATCAACAGGAATCATGGCACCATCAATGCCGCTTGTAATCTTGGCAAGGGCTTCCTCATCGAAAGCGCCCTCCTTGTAGATAAACTGGCGGCTGTCACGGCGGACGGCGTTGGCCCAGAAGGTGCGGAGGATATTCTTCTCGAAGATCTGGTCATAGAGCCGTGACATTGCTGAGTAACCTTCCATCGGTCTGTCAGGTGTGCGGCTGAAGAAGTAGGGAACGATGTTGCTCAGTGCGCGGCCATCAAAGGTGCTGACGGGGATGGGGGCACGGTCAATGAGCTCCTCACCGTTCTTGTAGTGTGAACTCCAGAAGAGGAGCTCATCATTGAGGAAGTCATACATCTCAACAAGCTCAATGTAAAGGAACTCATTAGGTAGTTCGCCGGCTCCACCGCTGTCACCGTAAGCCCGGCTGTTCCTGTCGGTGTTGCGTTCCCAGTCAGTGAAGTAGTCACGCTGAGGAGCACCAATCCACTTCTTTGCACCGAAGCGCTTTGTGGCTTCATCGACTGAGATGTAGTAGACATGCCCAACAAAGCGACTGTCCTCGAATGCAGACGCATCACGGTCAAGGACAACCTGCCAAGGGGGAATCGCACGGAGTGCAATCTTGCTTGTGAGTGTGTTGCTTTCCCTAGGGGCAAGCTTGAAGAATGAATGCGTGTAGATGAGAGCCATCCGTGAGGCAGCTTCAATCTGTGTGCGGACACTCTTCAGCCACTCATTAGCCAGTGTCTTGGTGAGTTCAATGTCACCAGCACCAGTGATGTCAGGACCAAACTCCACTGAAGGATACTTGCTAAAGAGACTGCCCATCACCGATTCGATGGCGGCATATCCATCAGCCGTCTCCACTCGCAGTGTGCTGTCATCGATGGAGGAACCATCTGAGTAGAAGCGAGTCATATAGGCGTTGCGATACTTGCGCATCAGTGAACGCTGTTGGTCCCAAAACTGTGTGTGGGATTGTAGCGAAGCCCTGATGAAATTGATGCGGTCTCTTTCTGTTCTTGCCATACAACGCCCTCATAGTATATATAACGCCCAACGACTTCTTTGTAAAATATTTTGAGAGTCTTCACTAATAGCGACGGTGCTCCACCTTGCCGCCCTCTCGTCTGTGATGGGCTGCCTTCCTGTCCTTGATCCACTGTGGGATAAAGGGAGCAGCATCAACCTTGACACTCAGCGCACACTGTAGTGCCAGTGCCAGTGCAATGACGGTGTCACCATGGTGGAGTGGTGAGCGTGGACATTCAGGTACACCACGGTCATTGAGTATGAAAGAGCGGAGCTCACCGACAGTGTGGCTGTCAAGCTGGAGGATGCGCCCTCGGAGTATGCTGTCCTTCAGGTAATCAAGCATCATAGGCTTGTTGTGTGCATTCGTTGTCCAGTATTTCCCAGCGGCATCTGTCCACTGTGGCACGCGAGCATGCTGGAGCTCATTGACAATGATACCTCCCCATGTGCCGTTGCTTTCAACAAGCACCTTGGCGCCATTCCACTTTGCACTTGCAGCAGCAACAGTCTCTGCCCATTCAACAGGTGCTTCAGTGCGTGACCGGCGGATCTCAACTACCTGACCGCTGCTGCAGTGGACCACAACAAGCACTGATGGATCACCACCTGTCCCAGCGCCAGCATCAACGCCAATGGTATACTTCGCGGCTGCTTGCACACGCTCTATCTGTCCACCAGCAGGCTCCATCTGTAAGATCTCCAGGTCACGGAGAGTCTCGGCCCCCATCCAAGCGCCATCATTCTGGGAGTAAGCATCATCAACTGACAGTGGATACTCACGCCGGAACTTTGTCTCCCCCAGCTGCCCACTCATCTTGCCCCCCCAGCACTGCTGTCCCGGTGTAAGCGTGCTGTCAGGATCAGCTTCAAAGTCTGGGCCTGGCGGTGTGCTGTACTCGGCGTGGTCTGTCCACTTGAAAAATAGGAAGTTCCAGTCTACAATACCAGCATCCCACAGCCCAATCTCGCGGTGTAGTGGATCACCAAAGAAGTTTGCCGTGCTCTCAATGAGGAGCTGACCACCGTTGAGGGCTGCAATGGCTGTGGCCTTGAGCTCATCAGCATCAGGTGTGAATGCAAACTCGCTGATATGGATGCTACTGGCTGTAAAGCTGCGTAGACCGCCATCACCGCCAGCCGACAGTGCACTCACACCTGCTCCGGTATCAGCGAATCGAATCTCGGTTGCTGTTCGGACTGACAAGCGGCGCTGCAGTGGTTTGGGCAAGCCATCGTAGAAGCGCAGGAACATCTGAAAGATATGCTTGCTGCTTGCTGCTTTGTGGGAAAGGATGACATGTGTTAGCGAGTCGGCTGAGGTGTAAATCCGCCAGAAGAAGAAGGCAGCAGCGGCAGTTGTAGCACCAATCTGGCGTGGCTTCAGGACCAGTGTGTCATCCCCAGCAGCGAGGGCTTCAATGATCTGCATCTGCTCGGCATTGGGCCTGAATGCCACACTCCTGCCACGCTTGTCAATGATACGCAGGCGCCCACAAAACTCGAGCGGATCAGCAAGGATTGCCTTTACATTCATGGGCCCGCCTCATCGGCGTAGTGGAATGCCATGCATCTGTCACCAGCAGGGCGCCTGTTGCAGGTGTAGTTCTTGGCAAGGAGGCCCATCAGCAGAAGTAGCAGCCCGGCGAGTGTTGCTTTGTGCTCGCTGCTCATAGACTCTTACCTCCAGTCCAGGACTTCATTTCATCCAGCATCTCAGCACGCTTGGTGACTGTCTCTCCTTGTGCCTGATAAGCTGCTGCAAGACCAGACTGCCGAGTCGCAGCGCTCACAGTCTTGATAAGCTCGATGATAATAGTTTTGCCAAGCTCTGGGGGATCGCCAGCATCAAGGTCTAGGAGGGCTGCTTCAATGAGTGCCCAGCAGAGAGCATCGGCATCACGTTTCTTTGTAGCTTTGAGGGCAGGGGCGTACTTACTCAATGTGTTGAACCTGGAGTAAAAATAGGTATGGCCGCGGGCTTCAATTTATTCAAGTATTTTGTGTGAGAGTGCATTTATTTGGGAGGGCTGTGGGCTGTGGGCTGTGGGCTGTGGGCTGAGTGTCCCGTGCTTGCTGCTGACCACCACGAAATTGGCAAT